GCGGCGTGAAATTGAAATTGTATTCCGGGTCGGAGCTGGGACGCAGCTTCCAGCCCTTCACGCGCAGCCAGAAGAACGGCTCGCCCGGGTTGACCGAGGTGGACGACGGGAAGTTGCTGATGGCGCGCTGCGTCGCGGAGAGTGACGGCGTGGTGAACGCGGCAGGCTTGATGGAGGTCGTCTGCGACAGGCCGCTCGGCAATATCTGGCCGTACTTGGTCGAAGGCGCGAGCTTGTCCTCGAAAATCATGGCATCCAGCAGCTTCAATCCGCTCATGCCGATGCTCACGTCCTGCTGCATCTCGAAGCGCTGCTTTGGCTCTTGGCGCTCCAGCAGGTAGGCGTAGAGTGCCTTGTTGCACAGGCCGATGTCCGGGCGCTGCACACAGTTGAGATAGGCTTCGACCAGCACCTTGTACGAAATCTGCCCCGTGTTGCCCGCTTGGTCGCCGCACCAGATTGGAATGGAGTTCAGCGTGTTGGTGATGGCACCGTTGCGGGTCTGACCGCCGTAGGTGGTGAACACGTTGCCGTCCCACGACGGGTTGATGCCGTCGTTGAGCGCTTCGCTGAGGCCGTTCACGAAGATGGTGCGATTGCTGCCCGCGATGTTCTGACCGTGGCGATAGAAGTCGATGGCCACGTCGGTGTTCAGCGCCTGTACCGCGTTGGTCATGTAGGCATCGACCAGCTTCACCTTGACGGCGGGGCCGGAACCCTGAATGACGTTCGTCTGGAACAGGTTCAATGGCACCTGCTCGATGTACTCCTTGGGCACGAACGCGGTCGCGGCCAGAATCTGTTTCTGCACTACCGCTACGTCCGAGCCGGGGGCAATCGCGCCGCCGTTCACGCGGTCGTACTGGAACGGCGTCTGCATGATGCTGCCGCCGAGGAATTCATCCAGTGCGCCGGAGACGCGCATCTTGCGCTGCCACGCCGTGTCCACGAAGAAATTGTCGTAGAGCACGTCATCGCGGAGTTCCGCGAGCGTGGTCGCTGCCACTTGGTCGAAGGTTGGGTCAGCGAACATCACCAACATGCCGAGGAACCGATTGAGTATCCGTGTGAACAGCGTCATTGCCACTTACCTCCGAGAAATTTTGTTACTGAACTTTGTCGATGACTGCCTTGGTGCCACGTGTGATGCGGTCGCCAGCTAAATCTGTTCCTGCTTCCCACGGCTGCTTGCCACCTGTGCGCTCGCCTGAAGTGCGTGCGGCGAACGGCGATTGCGATGGCGTGTAGGGACGGGTGTCGGGATTGCCATACTGCGAGGCCAGTTCCGTGCGCGCCTGTTGTGCGCCTTCTTCGCGCAGCTTCTTTTCGTAGGCGGCCTTGTCCGCTGCGGCGCGGGCATCGCGTGCGGCCTGCACGCCATACTTCTCCATCCAGTATTGCTCGACGGGCTTTTTGGCGGCGACGGCTGCGTTCCGCAACTCGCGGAATTTCAGCGGCTGGTTCGGAAAGAGGATATTGTGCTCGAACGCGATGTCCTGCGCGAGGGCGATGGCGTCGCCTTCCTGCTCGGCCACTTTCAGGAGGGTGTCGCGGGTGACGTATTTCGTCTCGTCGAATGCTGGAGCAGCAGCGGCAGGTGCAGCCGCCGGAGGATTCGCGGCGTTCGCGGCCACTTCCAGCAGTCCGCGTTCCTGCGCTTCCTTGATGAGCGCGGCGGAGCGTGCGGCGTCCGCTTTCGCATTCATCATGTCCTGCTCCATCTTCTTGTAGCTGGGAACGGCTTCCGACGTGTACCACGTGTCGTACTTGGCAAGGTCATCGGCGGCGGTCTTGGCTTTCAGCTCGGCAGCTTCGCGCGCAGACTCAGCCGCTTCGTAGGCTTTGCGCGCAATGGGATTGTCGAGGACTTTCACATCCTCGTCGGTCGCTCCGAGTTCCTTCAAATACTGTGCGTATGGCTTCATGGCTTCCTCCTTGGTGCTACGGTTGCGGTGCTACGGGTGTTGCAGGCGCGGGTGTCGGCGTGCCCAAAGGCTTCGGCGTGGTGCCAGCAGCGGTCTTGGCCGTCTCAGGCGCGGGATTGTCTTTCACCAGTCCCATCGCCAGTTGCACCTGCTTGATGGCCTCGGCCACAGGCACGTTAGCTTCAGGGAAGCGCTTGGCAATGGCGCGCAGCGAGCCGATGGCCGCAGAGAACATGGCCACGACACCCTGCAAGTCCTCATTTTTCGCTGCTAGTGCCTGCGCCTTGGTCGCGGCGTCATCGAGCAATACGAGTTCAGCGTCAGCGGCCTTGCGGAAATTGTCATTGGCGACCAGTGGCGCGAGGTCACCTGCGTTGGTGGACTTGCTGACGATTGATTGGACATTCGGCGTGCTCATAGTGTTACGCTCCGTTCGGCGGAGCGGCTGGCTCCGGCGTCTGCTGGCTCTCCATCATGACAGCTGTAATTTCTCTCATGAGGTTGTTTACTTCTGCAACTTTGGGTGCGGTCTTGGGGAATGCTTTGGCAATCGCCCGCAACTGATTCACCACCCCGATTGCCAATTGTGTCCCCTGCTGCATCTGCGGCGACGGCTGCGCGGGTGCGGGCGACGCTGGCTGCGGTGTTGGCGACGGCGACGCGGCAGGTGACGCGCCGGAGTCTTGTCCGGGCGGCGGGGGAAGCTGTGGGCTGGATGCCATTGACCATATTCCTTAGGCGCGCTTGTGCGCTTGCTTCGATGCTTTCTTGAATCCCGCGCCTGCGAGGTTCTCGCCGCGCATGTCGGTCTTGAGCGCGAGCTTCTTGCCAGAGCCGCCGATTTTCGACATGTTGCCGACGAACCCGCCGCGCTTCGATTTTGATTTGCCGTATGCCATGAGTTGCGTCCTCTTGATGCTGAAGTGTTGGAGTTGGGACTCGGTGACAGTTTGCCGCTGAGTCCCTGCTCCGGTCTAACCCTGCCGGGGAGCGTCTGCGGTCAGCGCCCGCTGGCCGTTCTGCTCGTGTCCGGCGCAGAGACTACTTCTTGCCGTGTTTCTTACCGCGCTTCCGACCACGCTTCGCCATGAGGTGCTCCCTTCTGGAAGCTGAATGCAAAAAGCCCGCGCACTGTATGGAGCGTCGGAGTCGAAGGAGGAAGCCTAAAACTCGCGATGCTCGCTGTGCGCGGGCCTTATGATTGCCGAGTGCATACTGGATGCGCAAGGCTCATTCAAGAATCCCGTATTAACTGAGAGTAAAGCCGATGTCAGGGAGCGTTGTCAAGTCCAATCGCAAATTATTTTTCCGAGGAGGATGTGGCGGCGGCGGTGAGCAGGGGAAATTCCGCGTTCAGCGAATGTTTTTCCACGATTTTTATCGCGCCGATGCGACCCTGCGACATGTGGAGTTCTACCACGCCCGTGCAGTGTGAATCCTGTAGCAGTTGCAGCAGTGTGTCGATGTCCATGCGTGAGGGAAAGTTGCGGATGCGCACCACGTGGGACTGCTCGGTGGTGGCGATGGGGGTCATGCGAATAACCTGTCGATGCGCGCGGAGACGGATGGGTGCGAGTCGGTGCCGTGTTGCAGCACGTCGGGGCGGGCGAGCGCGGATGCGAGGGCGACGGACAATCCCGCGCGACGCACGAACGCATCAGCAGCGTATTCGTGCTGGCGGCGCATATATGGCAGCTTCCACGGCGCGATGATGCGGCACCACAGTTGTTTTAGTTGGTGGTGCAGACGCCAGTGCGCAAGTTCATGCACGATGACCGCGCGAAGTTCATCGGGAGTGCCTGTGGTGACGAATGCCGTGGAGAGGACGACGATGGGGCCGACCGAGCAGCCGAGTCCGCGAAGCTGTCGCGAGTGATAGATGCCGCGTTCGAGCCGTCGCGCGTCGGTGATGCCCCGCGCGCGCAGGATGCGGATTGCTAGTCGGTCAATCATTCGTACAACATGGTCGGTGTTGCCCATGCCCAAGCGCGACCTGTCTTTATGGTAGAGACATATGCAGGTTTAATATTAAAAAGCGCCGCGATAAGTTTTTGCGGCGTCCCACCGTGCGCCAAATCCTTGATGATTGCAGCACCTACAGCGTCAATTACATTATTTCGCAGATTAGAACCGCTGAGATATTGCTCAATCCATCGGCAATTTTCAGGGCAGTAGTTTTTATTGCCATCTCGACGGTCAAGAATCAGTCCCTTAGCGTAGCCATTAGCGCGCGCCCAATCGCGAAACGCGATGAAGTCGTTTTTCCATCGAGCGTCCACAATAATTCCACGTGCTCCGTAGTATGCATAAGCCCGCGCCTTGGCGTAGTAACAACGCTGCTTCATACCACACCAGACTTGGTATAAAAGTCGGTCATCTGTATTAGCCGCGTTGTGTTTGAACCAATTGTTATCTCCTTCGCGCATGAGGGTTGAGGCGCAGCGATGGCAGTGCTTATTCGTATCAACTTTGCCTGCGCGAAATTTTAATTTACGCGCACGCTTGCAATTCGGACAGGTGTAGGTGACAAGATTCATGGTATTCAGCTAGTCGTAATCGTACTTCTAGCCCCTCCGTCTTTCTGCTTAATTTGCGCGGGGGCAGTGTTGGCGTTAGGACGACCCTCTGGCTGCTTCCCCGGTGCCGCGCCTCCGGGGGGTTGACCTGCGCCCAACGCTCCACCAATCTCTTTCATGCGAGCTGCAAATTCTAACTGCATTTCTTGTTCAGCTTTCCAGCGCTCCATGACCGTGCTTCCGTCTATGCTGCCATAGTTAGGAATCTCGAAAGCTTCCGCGATTGTCTGTGAATCTATCATCACGCCCGCTTTGCGCAATTGCAGCAGCGCCAATTTTTGTTGTAACTGCTGCATCTCGTGCAGTGAATGCGGCATGATGAAGAAGCGGAGGTTGTCGGCGAAGATGCGCGCGCGGGTGATGCGGTCGGTCGGCGAGGTGCCGTCGGGATTATCGCCGACGAGATGCGACGGCACGATGCTCGATGGGTCGTAGTCGAATATCTCCGGGCTGACGCCATCCGCGCCCACTATCTGCATCACGCGCGGGGTGGTGTAGTACTGGAGGATGAGATATTTCACCATGAC